GAAATCCTGGATCGCGGCTTCGGCAAGGCGCTCACGATGACAGCCGATGTGTCCAACAAGCTCGATGATCTGAATGACGATGCAATCGATAGCGCAATCGCTGTCCTACGAGCAGCAATCGGCGCTTCTGAGCAAGCTGCTGAACGAACGGACAAGGCGGCAAAACACTAACAAGCTGCGCTTCTACAAGCCCTACGCCAAGCAGAGAGAATTCCATAGAGCAGGCGCAACGCATTCCGAACGCCTGTTCATGGCTGGCAATCAGCTCGGCAAGACAGTTGCCGGCGGTGCCGAATGGGCAATGCATCTCACTGGCCGCTATCCCGATTGGTGGGAAGGCGCGACATTCAACAGCGCTCCGCTGCTCTGGGCTGGTTCGGTTACGGGCGAAAGCACGCGTGATAATCCGCAGCGTATTCTGGTGGGGCCTCCAGCCAAGGAAGAAGAGTGGGGCACGGGATTTATTCCTGCTGATTGCATTCGTGATCGCACTCGTGCTGTGGGCGTTCCCAATCTCCTCGATACGGTCGTGGTTCGCTGGGGCGGCGGTGGCGACGTTCAGGCGGGTGAGAGCATCGTTGCTTTCAAGGCCTATGAAAAGGGCCGTGAGAAGTGGCAAGGCCCTACTGTCGATGGCATCTGGTTCGATGAAGAGCCGCCAGAGGACATTTACTCCGAAGGCCTGACCAGAACGAATAATGGCCAGCGCGGGCAGTTCGCGCAGACCACGTTCACGCCGCTCCTGGGCATGTCAACGGTCGTGAGCAGGTTTCTGATGCCGGCTGTAGACGATCCCGGCCAAGACGCCCGTGTCATCACGTCAATGACGATCGATGATGCAGAGCACTACACGCCGGAAGAGCGGGCAAAGATCATCGCCAGCTATCCGGCGCATGAACGTGAAGCAAGATCGAAGGGCATCCCATCTCTCGGCTCTGGTTTGATCTTCCCTGTCACCGAGGAAGAGATCACCTGTAAGCCGTTCACAATCCCGCCGATCTGGCCGCAGATCATCGGCGTTGACTTCGGTTATGACCATCCATTTGGTGCCGCTCGCCTGGCTTGGGACAGAGACAACGACATCGTTTACGTCACGGCGGTTTATCGGGCGCGGCAGACAACGCCAATCTTCCATGCTGCCGCACTGAAAGCCTGGGGCGACTGGATACCCGTAGCGTGGCCACACGACGGCCTACAGCACGACAAGGGCTCTGGCGAGGCATTGGCGGCCCAATACCGCACGCAGGGCCTCAACATGCTTCCTGAGCGCGCTACGTGGGAAGACGGCGGCAATGGTGTCGAAGCCGGCGTGACGGAAATGCTCGATCGCATGCAGTCGGGCCGCTGGAAGGTGTTCGACACCTGTTTCGACTGGCTCGAAGAGCGACGCCTCTACCATCGCAAGGACGGCAAGATCGTCAAGGAACGCGACGACGTGCTGTCGGCCTCCCGATATGCGCTGATGATGCTGCGCGAGGCCATCACGTCGAAGCCCCGGATACCAGAGAACACCCGCGCCAAAGCCTTGGCCAGGAGCATCGTGTAATGGCACCTCGCTTCTTTCTGACCGATCCGGGGCCAAGTTCATACTTAGTACCTCCATTCATGAAGCGCGATGGGCGGCTCTATCGCCTCGTCGGCTATATCACTCGGCGCGGCCGGATATTCATCCGCTGGGATTTGATGGAACTGGCTAATGGCTAAGCAGCGAATGGGCGAGGAGGATCTGAAAGCGCTTGTGCAGCGTGAAATCTCGCTCGCCGATTCCAACCGCTCCGTGGTGCTCAAGAAGCAGATCACCGCACTGGAATATTACCAGGGCATCATGAAGGACGTGCCGGCCGAGACCGGACGCTCTGCCGCGATGTCGCGCGATCTGGCCGATACGCTTGGCTGGATTCTTCCCGGCATCATGCGCGTCTACACTGCTTCCGAACATATGGCGATTGCTGAGCCTGTGAAGCCCGAGGATGTTGCTGGCGCAGCTCAGGCCACGGACGACATGAACTACACGTTCTGGAAGGAGAACGACGGCTATCGCATCGTCTACAACGCGACCTGGGACAGTCTTCTAGCGGGCGACGGTATCGTCAAGGTTTATTGGGAAGACACGCCGGAAATCGACATCTCGGTGCATACTGGCCTGACTGATGATCAGCTTACCATGCTGTTGCAGACCAATGACGATGAGAACGAAAAGATCGAGGTTCTTGAGCACACGGCCACCACGGAAATGCAGGCCGATGGCAACGGCAATCTCCAGAACGATCCCGAGCGCACGCATGACGTGAAGATCAAGCGCACCTATTCCGGCGGTAAAATCTGTGTCGAGAGCATTCCGCCCGAGAATTACGGCAAGGACGGCGACACCAAGACCTGTGACGATTCGAAATTCCAGTATCATCGCGAGCAGAAATCCCGCTCCGAGCTGATCGAGATGGGCTTTGACCGCAAGAAGGTCGAAGCGCTCAACAAGGTCTCCGACGAAGAGACAACGGCTGAAATCGCCCGCGACAACAGGGCAAAATACGACGATCACGACGAATCCGTGGATCTCGTGGATTTGTTCGACTGCTACGTCCGCGTCGACATGGACGACGATGGAGTAGCTGAGCTCTATCGCGTCTATTACGCCGGAACACATGACGGCGGCGACATCCTCGAATGGGAGGAATGGGACGACGAGCTGCCATTCGACAGCATTCCCTGCTCTCCCATGCCTCACCGTTTCGAAAGCCAGTCATTGGCCGACGAGACGATGGATGTTCAGCGCATCAAGACGGTGATGCTGCGCCAGGCATTGGACAACACATATGCCACGAACAATCCACAGCGGTTTGTGGTGGGTGAAATCACCAATCCGGAAGAGCTTTTTTCTCCCACGTTTGGCGGGGCGATCTTCGGCAAGCCTGGTTCAACCATTGAGCCGCTGACCGTTCCGTTCGTTGCCAATCATGCATACGACGCCATCAACTATATGGATCAGGTGATCGAACGCCGCACAGGCGTTTCGCGCACCACGATGGCGCTTGATCCCGATGCGCTTCAAAACCAGACGGCAACGGCCAACCAGAACGCAAGGGACGCCGCTTATTCGCAGATCGAGCTGATTGCCCGCAACCAGGCCGAACTGGGCTGGAAGAAGGTCTTCCGCAAGATCATGCGGTTGCAGATCAGGCACCAGAACAAGCCGCGCATCATTCGCATGCGTGGCAACTTCACGGTTGTCGATCCGCGCCAGTGGAACGCGGATATGGACGTGACGATCAATGTTGGCCTTGGTTCAGGCTCGCGTGATCGTGATATGATGGCGTTGCAGCAGGTGTTGGCGAACCAGACGGCACTCGCGCAGCAGATTGCGGCGTTGTCGCCGGGCAGGGCATTGGAGATGCTGCCCTACATCACCCGCACGATGATGAAGCAGGCGGAATCGGCCGGCATCAAGTCTCCCGAGTTGTTCTATCCCGAGATTACCCCTCAGGACGTGCAGCAGGCCCAGCAGCAGCTTGCACAGGCGCAACAGCAGCAGGCGATGCAGGGTGATCCGAAGGTTCAGGCGGCACAAATTCAGGGCCAGACCAAACTCCAAGCCGCACAGATGAAGGCCGCGACGGACCAGCAGGCCGCCCAACTCAAGGCGATGAACCAGGAGCACTATAACCAGCAGCGCGTTGCGGCGCACTACGCTCTTGGCCAGCAGAAGGCCATCAATGAGCAACAGATCGCCATTGCCCAGCTTGGCCTTGATCGTGCCCAAACCGCTGCCGAACTGGCGATGAAGAACAAGCAGGTTGAGGGCGAACTGGCGCTCAAGAGCGTAGGCGTCATGAAGGACGTTATAACACCTGTTCATATCGGTGGAGAACCAGGTTGACCGAGGAAGACAAGGTTCGCGCCGTCAACGCCAATACACTGCGGCAAGACCCGACATTCCAGGCAGCCGTGCTTGAGGCCAGACGTTCCGCCCTCGAAGAACTCGCGCGAATTGAGCCTATGGACGTTGAGGCCATTCGCAATGCGCAGGCCAAGATCCGCGCCATCGACGCTCTTACCACTGCGCTTGCCGGCTTCATCATTACCGGCACGCCGCAGCGCATGAATCCCGCCGTCTAGGCGGACAACTAGGCCAACCGTTCAGTAGCAGCCCAGCGCCACGCGAACGAACGGAGCCATTCCCCAGAAGGAAAACCAATGACTGCTGTCAACCCTGACGAAGGGAACAGCGGACCTCTGTCTCTCATGGAGGCAGCGGCCGCCTACGCTAATCCAGTCGAGGCAGAGGAGCCTGAAGAGGGCCAACCAGAAGCCGAAGAGGAAGCGGTTGCGGAACATCAGGACGGTGACGAAACCGAGCCTGATGATACCGAAGACGAAGGTCAAGCCGAGTCCGAGGAACCCGAGGAAGAACCCCAGCCCAAGCCTGTCAAGCCCAAAGAGCCGGCCTATGCCGACAAGCTTGCCAAGGTGAAGATGGCTGATGGTTCGGAACTGACGGTTGACGAACTCATCAAGGGCAACCTTCGCGATCGCGACTACAGGCAGAAGACGATGGCATTGGCCGAGCAGGAACGCTCGTTCAAGGCCAAGTCCGAACAGATCACGCAGGCTGAGCAGCAGGCGGCCACCGAACGGGAGTTCATGATCCAACTCCTGCAATCGGTGATGCCGCAGAGGCCCGATCCCGCCATGTACATGCACGATCCTATCGGCTTCGGCCAGCAGGATTTAGCATGGCGCACGCGCAAGGAACAGCTCGACTATCTCATCGCCCAACAGCAGCAGACCGTCCAGAAGCGGCAGGCTGAGGAAGGGACGAGAGTCCAGCAGGTTCGCGACCGCGAATGGCAGGCCACGCTTGAGGCAATGCCGGAACTTCGAGATGCCAACCGACTGAATTCATTCGCTGGCGAAATCACGAAGCACGGTGCCGATTATGGCTTCACCCCGCAGGAAATCCAGCAGTCTCTCGGGCTGGATCACAGGCAAATCCTGGTGCTGCGGGACGCCATCAAGTGGAGGAATCTCCAGGCCCAGAAGTCCAAGGTTCCCGCGAAAGTCGAAGGCCGACCGCCCGTCGTTATGAAGAGCGGCACCCGGCCA